GGCGGGATAGAACGGGAATCATTGAATAAGGATGGGATCGTTTTATTAAACGGGATGTTAACGAGGCATTGAAAGAGTATTCAAGAAAATGAGTGGTTTGTCAGTAAACTGTGGATAACTGTAAATTATGCGCGTGGTTTGTCAGTACGCTTCACAACCAAGATATCAGCAGGTAATAAAGCGTGTGGTTTGGCAGTGTTTGTTTTAGCGTAAAGCAAAGCTGTTTGTTTCTGATACTTTAGCCACATTCAGCCAGTTGGCTACCATCTGGTATCTGTGCCAGTAGATTTTTAAGCGTTTCCTTGTCGCTGGCTGGGTTAGCTAAGCCCTCAAAAATCATGTCTCGTGCGAGCATGTGATATTTGGCCTTGCCTCTTTCGGTTTTTAGCGGTGCCGCTTTTTCCAAATAGCCCTGCGCCAGATTGATGTAAAAGATGGTGCCAAACTCCGTAATAGCGTTTTTGACGATTACTTTTGAGGCTTCGAATACTTCGTCAGAAAGCAGAATCCTGTCTTTTTCTACTTCATCCCACAAATCGGATACCGACTTAATTCTTGATTCAGCGACGTCACGTTTTTTACTCTTCAACGCGATATCAATTGAATCTCTAATGATTTGCAGGTTCCGAATAAGATATGCTTGTTTATGATCTCTTCGCATGAGACGCAGGTTTATAGACTTGCACTCATCTGGATGCATACGCGTAGAGATAGTTGCTAAGGCTAATCTCTGGAAGGAAAGATTTTCTTTGTGGTTATTACGTTTTACGAAATATACGACGCATATCAAAGCTGCCAGTGCCAGCAAGGACAATCCCAGTGTTCCGAGCAGATTATAGAGGAAAACAAAAGGCGAAATAATGATTGCTCCGGCAACCACGTAGGCTAGAACAGGATCAGATTGTTTCCTCCCCATGCAACGTCCCTCCTTTACCTCACCAAACGTCTAACCATCCGTCCCACCACGCGTAAACGCTCTGCAGCTTCGCCTCTGAAGGTCTCGGGCTCGTAGTGCGGGTTGTCGCTCTTGACGATCACGGTGTCGTCTCCCTTGAGCTGTATCCGCTTGACCAGGAGCGAGTCGCCGTACTGGATCACGTAGACGGCATTGTTGCTCACCCGGTTCACCCCGGTGTCTATCAGGATCAGGTCACCGTCGGTCAGGTAGGGCTCCATGCTGTCACCGTAGACGCTGATCACGGCGGCACAGGACGGCGTCAGGCCCAGGGAGACCTTGAGCCAGTCCGACTTGAAGGACATCACGTCGACGATCTGCTCGCTGTGAACCATGGTCCCGGCTCCCGCGCTGGCCTGGATCTCGTAGCGCGGGACGGAGACGTAACCCTCAGGTGGCGATTCCTGCACATCGCCGCGCTTCATAGAGCCCTCTCCCAAAAGCAGCCAGTTTAAATCAATCCCGTGACGTGCAAGAGATTCAAGAACCTTCCCCCCAGGGACATTCGCGCCATCCTCATAACCAAGCCAAGAGGTATAGGCGACCCCAATGGCTTTGGAAATTTCCTTTTGATTCATGCCAAGGGATTCACGTGCAAGTTTCAGTCTGTCAGACAAATTCATTTAATAGTTCCAGTGTTCAAGTTGGATGCAAAACTTGAATGCTAACTTGAATGTTGATGCCAGCGTGTTCAAGTTCGGTAAGTGCCCTATTTTAAAAGTAAAAATAGGGTAGGTACACGAGAGTTCAAAAAAATCAACTTGAATGCAAAAAATTGAGTTGACGATGATAAAATTTTGAACTAATGTACAAAATATCTTTTGCCTGTGGATGAAATGAAAAGGAGCCAGTCATGAAAGCCAAACTATCAGACTCAGAATTGCTCGCGGTTACGATGGTATACCGTTTGAGCCCGCAAAAGCCTCCCGCGCGCCTTGTGTGGCGTATATGCCAGGAAGAGGCCTTGCGGTGGGAGTGTAAGGCCCCGTCATACAAGACAGTCCTGGTGTTTACCAAGATTCCGGTTCCCATTCTCCGAACCATGGCACTGCACGGCCCGCTTTCGGCTCACCGTCAGGCCCTACTTGCATGACTTCAAAAATTATTTGGCGAGCCCAGGTTTTTTCAGCCGCCGAAAGCTTGGCCGTAGCAAATCTATCATGATCAACATCAAGTCTGTTGAATATGTAGCGGTTGTGATTGAGCCTGCGGATAATCGGCTCTTTTGCCTCCATCAGGGGGACGCGTAGTTCTGAAGAGGTGCGGGCCTTGGCGATCTTTTCCAGTAGTTGATTGTAGGCATCAACGTGCGGCCAAGGGATGCACCTGATGTGCGAGACTATGGTCTTTAGCTTATCGATCTTATGCAACCGTCTCGCCATTAGGATGCGCGGCCAGGTCTCAGTGAAGAAGACAGCAACCACGTTAAATGCCTGTTTTTCAGTAATGCCGTGCGCTGCGAGAATTGGATCAGAGACTATTGGCACCCGGCCCCCCAAACGAAAGACATAACTGCAACGAGGATAACTATGAACCGCAAAGTAAAAGCTCTCCTGGTGGAGAGGGGCATCAAACAGAAAGACATCGCGGAGGAGCTGGGGGTGCTGTTGTCCACGGTATCCGGTGTGCTCAACGGGCACCACTCTTCCGCACGGATCAGAGAGTACATCAACAAGCGGGTAGGTAAGCCCTGTGAGAAGCTCTGGGACAAGGCCGACTAGGCCGGAACTATAGATGATTTCAAGGTTGTACGCAACGAAAAGCTTAAAACATGTTTTGTGATTTTATTCAGTTCAGGGGGGCGCTCCATGCAGCACGGAGAAAAGAAGACTCATTACAGTGCCAAAGAGCTGGCTGGCCTTCCAGGACTAGCTGGTACCGAGCAGAATATCAAAGCTCGTGCTAAGCGTGAAAACTGGCCGTCCCGCCAGCGCTCTGGACGCGGGGGCGGCAAAGAATATGCGCTGGAATGCCTGCCAGAGGAGACTCAGACGCACCTAAATGCGCTCCTGGGACGTGAGGCGGCCAACCTCGGCGCCGAAGACGAGGGGGCGGTCCTGCGCACTCTGGGTGTGAACCCGGAGAGCGAGACCGTGAAGGCGGCGTTGAAGGCAGGGAAAGCGACCCGCGAGAGGCTGGATCTTGAGACCGAGGATCGCCTCCGCATGAAGGAACTTTCCCTGGCCCGCTTCAACCAGCTCCCCGAGGAGAAACAGCGCTCCGGCAAGGCCCGGCGCAAGGTTATGAAGGCCAGCGCCACCTTTCTGGCCGCCGCGCGGCAAAACCCCGGCAACGAGAAGTGGCTGAAGATATTCGCCAAAGAGTACAACGCCGGTTTCATCGAAGTGCCTGAATGGGTGCGGGAGGAGATTCCCCGGGTGAGCGGCCGCACGGTGTACCGCTGGGAAAATAAGTACAAGACGGGCGGCATGTACGCCCTCGCCGATGGCTATGTTTCCAAAAAAGGCGCTACCTTTCTGAGCAAGGATCAGCAGGATCTGGCGGTAGCGATGCAGGTACAGTTTCCCGGCTGCTCGATCAAGAAGGTGCACGACGCTTTGGAAGCGCGCGGTATGGCAGCGGGCTTTGATTCGGTTTCGCGGTTCCTCAAGCACTGGCTCAAGATGAACGCCAGCCTCTTTCTCTTCCTCACCAACCCGGACGAATGGCGCAACAAGCACATGCTCGCCTTCGGCAGCTCCTCAGAGAGGGTGGTGCGGCTGAACCAGGTCTGGGAGATGGACTCCACACCCGCCGATCTTCTACTGGAGGATGGCCGCTATGCTGTCGTCGGCTCCATCGACGTCTATTCCCGGCGGCCCCGGCTGCTGGTTTCCCCCACCTCGAAAGCGACGGCCGTCTCGGCGCTGCTGCGGCGCTGCATCATAGAGTGGGGCGTGCTGGAGACACTCAAGACCGACAACGGCAAGGATTACGTGGCCGCCCACATCGAGCGGATCGTCGAGGCCTTGGAGGTGGAACATGTGCTCTGTCCTCCCTTCACTCCGGAGTGCAAGCCGCACATCGAGCGCTTTCTCGGCACCTTCTCCCACGGCATCGTGGAGCTGCTGCCCGGTTATGTCGGTCACTCCGTGGCCGACCGCAAGGCGATCGAGGCGCGTAAGTCCTTTGCCGACCGGCTTATGAAAAGGGGCGGGGAGCCGGTAGAGATAAAGCTCAACAGCCTGGAGTTTCAAAAGATCTGTGACCGATGGGTCGATGCGATCTACATGCACAACCCTCACGAAGGTTTGAAAGGGAAAACCCCCGCCGAGATGGTGCGCTCCTGGACCTCGCCGATTCGCGTGGTGACCGATGTGCGGGCGCTTGACGTGCTGCTGCACCCCGCGCCGAAAAGCGGCGGGTTCCGGATTATCGGCAAGAAAGGGATCGAGGTCGATGGCCGCCCACCTTATCAGTCGCTGGAGTTTGCGGCCCTTGTGGGTACCAGGGTGAGGGTTCAGGTGGATGACACGGATCTGGGGCACGCCTATGTCTACAGCGAAACAGGGGAATTCATCTGTGTGGCCGAATGCCGCGAATGGGAAGGGGTCTCAGGCGAGGATCTCGCCTCGCACGCCAAGGCCAGGCAAAAGGCGATCATGCTGGAGCAGAGACGCGAGTTCAAGGAGTTGGCCAAGAAGGCCAAAGCGGAGACGGTCCCGGAGGATATCCTGCGCTACCGCGAGGACCGCATAGCGACCATCGCAGAGTTCCCGAAGCAGACCATCCCCTATATCACACCGGCGCTGGAGGAGGCGGCCAAGGCCGTCATGGAGCGCTCCACCAAGGCGAACACCGCGCCACCCGCGCCCTTTGATCTGCCGGCCGAGGTGCTGGCGGGCGAGGAGCGGCGCGAGCAGAAGGTGATCAGCCTCGCGGAGTCCCGCAAGCTGCGCGACGTGACGAACTCCACGGACGTCTATTACCTGGTGCTGGCGGCGATCCAGACGGGAACAGCTTCGGCGTATCAGCGGCAGTGGAAGAAGGATTTTGAGTACTGGGAGGAGACCACCAAGAAGGTGGGGCTTCTGAAGACAGACCCCTACTGCCTGCGCGATCCGGACGACAAGAAAGACGACAAGAAGGAAGGCTGCCCATGAAAAAACCGCCGGCGTATGAGGCGCCGGCGGCTTTCAATACCCCTTTAAGGGGAATCAAACGACAGGAGGAATATACCAGATGAAATTCACAACGGTAAAGACAAAAGACGTCAGAAAGTTCACGCAAAGCATTGACGACATCCTGAACAGGCCCAACGGCACCGAGGGGATGGAAGTGCTTTGGGGGCACGCCGGCACCGGCAAAACTACCGCACTCGCCCACATGGTCAACACCTACGACGGCATCTACATCCGCGCGCTCGGCTGCTCGACGGTGACCAGCATTCTCGGCGACCTCTGCCGCGAGCTGGGCGGCAAAAGGAAGCTGCGCCGCACCGACATGATCGAGTTCATCGCCGAGGAGCTGATGCGCGACAACCGGCCGCCGCGCCCCATCTTCGTTGACGAGGCGGACTACCTTTTTCGCCACTTCGACATGATCGAGTCGCTGCGCGACGTACACGACATTTCCAAGGTTCCGGTGATCCTGATCGGCATGGAGAACATCGCCCGGGACATCCGCGGTCATGAGCAGATTGCCCGCCGCATCACCCAGTGGGTCGAGTTCAAGGGGCTTGACCTGGAGGACACGACCAAGGTGGCCGAGGAGACCTGCGAAGTGCCGCTCTCCCCCTGCCTGATCGAGCATGTGCACTGCCAGACCCTCGGCAACATAGGCCGGGTCATCATCGCCCTGGAGAAGATCGAGACCTTCGCGAAGGCTCACGACTTTGACGGGCCCGTCACTGCTGCAGCCTGGGGCGAGAGGCTCCTCTACTTCGATCAGCCCACCTTCGGAAAGGGGAAGAACACGGCTCCCCGGCGTCGGTAAAGGTATCAGCGGCAATTGCAGCCCGTAGCATGAAATATCGGAGGAGTTGTGGCCAAAAAGAAACAAACGAAGCCCGTAAAGCTGGACCGGACAAAGAAAATGTTGTGGCAGAGCATGAGAATCTTCAAGGGGAATTTCACCGTACCGCTACTTTTGCAGAGCACACCGGGAGCAACGTTTCCCGGTGCAGCTCGCTGGGTGGGGGATCTGGAGCGTCACGGGATCATCACGAAGGTGGGCGGCATCCCCGCCGAAGGTCAGCATCAGAGGTACCGGATGGTCTCAAAACGTGAAACCGTCATATACCCAATGATTTGCACCATTTGCGGCAACATGCTGTATCGGAAGTGCTTTTTTTTTAAGCCCGGGAAAAAGAAAGAAAGAGAAAAAGAAAGAGGCGAGCCCAGGGTCGTCGATGGGAAGGCGAGGGTAGCGGAGATGGTGGGAACGGTACAAAGGCATTACGGCCTCCCTTTACCGGAGGCGCCGGCTGAACCCAGGCACAAAGTACCGGCAGATCTGAAACAGCGCCTGGAGCAGGCCGAACGGCGAAGAAGAGGAGAAATTCATCATGACGCAGCCTGACCGCATGGAACTGCTCAAGAAAAAATGTGACGAGACCAGCCAAGCTGCTGTGGCCCGGAAAATTGGTAAGTCGGCGAGCACCATAAATCAGATCCTCAAGGGGACGTATGCCGGGGACAGCACCAACGTGCTGATTCTGATAGAGGAAGCTTACGGCCAGACGACCATTGAATGCCCGGTGGCGGGGGAGATCACCCTGGGCAAATGCGCCGAACATCGGCGGCGTCCCTTCGCGGCAACCAACCCGCTGCGCGTGCAGCTCTACCGCGCCTGCCAGACATGCGGAGGTAAACCATGAGCGTCTCCATCTGGTGGTTGTTCCCGGCTTTTTACGCCGGCATGTTCGGCGGCATTTTCATCACTATCTACTGCCGGCGCTTCAAGCGACTGGGCGAAATCGCACACTTTTAAGGGAGGATTCAAACATGTTTAAACGCATCTTCAAGTGGGTTTCTTGCTGCCGTAAATTCCGTAGATCCCGGAACCTCAGCGACTACCGGGCCGTCAATCTGGCGGTCAAGCTGACCATCTCCGGCTCTCTCACCCCTTACCGGGCCATATCCAGCTACAGCCGCACCAGCAACTTAAAAGGAGCATCACCATGCTAAAAACAGCAACAGAAGTACCAGCAGGATACATGCAGGACGCCCAGGGACGGCTAGTCCCCGAGTCGATGGTCAAGGAGATCGACAAGCTGCGCGACCAGACGGTGCGGCGGATCGTTACCGTTGGCCTCTTGGCCGCCACCGCCGTCAAGAAGTTCAAGGATATGGCCGAGTCGGACATCCGCACCTTCACCGCGCTCTCCGCCGAGGAGTACGAAACCACCCTGGGTGGCGTCAAGGGGAACATCACCCTACGGAGCCACGACGGCCGCTATAAGGTCTGCAAGGACATCGCCGAGAACCTGGTATTCGACGAGCGCCTCCAGGTCGCGAAAGCCCTGATCGACGAGTGCATCAACAGCTGGAGCGAGGGCTCGGACGCCAAGATCCGCACGCTGATCCTGGACAGCTTCCAGGTGGACAAACAGGGGCGCGTGAACACCAAGCGCATCCTTGGCCTGCGCAAGCTGAACATCGACGACCCGACCTGGAAGCGGGCCATGGACGCGATCAGCGAGAGCGTACAAGTGGCCGGGTCGCGGGCCTACATCCGGATCTACGAGCGGGACGACGCCGGCGGCTATCAGCTGATCAACCTCGACCTCGCGTCGCTGTAGGGGGGAAGCGTGAAAAAGGCCAAGTATAGCTTCAACGACCGCAGGGGCAAATTGTTCGTAGACTGCGCCGAGTGCAAGAAGGGCGGCAACGCAGCGCCCGGGGGCGACAAGTGCGCCTGCGGCTGGAACGTGAAACAGGGCCGGATGGGGGGCTGCTTCATGGGCCATCTGCTCGATGGCCTGCAGGTGCTGGCATGACCGGCTGGACAGCATGCGCGGACGGTCTGCCCGACTCCGACCAGACCGTGATGACCTTTGACCCGGGCAGCGAAGAGCCGGTCTGGCCGGGATACCACGATGGAGCTTTGTGGTGGAGCATCGGTGTGACATGCCGGCTCCCGGCGTAACCCACTGGATGCCCTTTCCTGAGCCTCCAGCAGTATAGATGCGAAACCATTCTGAGGTTCTCCTCAGAATGGTCATCCGGAGGTGGCTCTCCGGGTCTGATGATGCAGCCAAGGGGGATATCGGTATGAAGAAAAGACAGCTCAAGCCGCCATTTTATCGCGTCGTCGCGACCTGCCACCAGCACGGCACGGTCGTGGTGGAGCGAAAGCCGCACCCTAAAACCGGGCAGCAGACAGAATGTGGCGCCATTCAACAGCCTACGCCCATGTCGATCGTTTGCCCGCATTGCACCTATCACGCCAGGGTAACCAGCACTCAGCTGATAGAGGCCTAGCCATGGGAAAGCAAAAAGAACATCCACGCTATAACGTGTACCCCTTCCGGGCCAGCGATACCGAAGCCATGGAAATCGAGTCCAACATACCCAGAGGCAAGCGGGGGGAGTTTTTCAGGGAAGCTGTCCTGGAGAAGATCCGGCGTGAAAAGCAGCGGAGGATAGACCATGCTTTGTCGGACCGGTCCCTGTAAGTACCACGGCTGGCTGCTCCTGGAAGAGTGGTGCCGCCACCCGGATCACCTGGAGCCCCTCAAGCCCGGCGGCAAGTGCGCCGGCTTCCTGGACTTCGAAACCAAGGTGATGCCCGGCGTAGAGCCTCCCTGGCCGCTGCCGGTAGTGATGCGGCAATTAGTGGCAGTGATAGCGGTTTGTTTACCCATTGGGTACAAAAACAACGAAGAGAGCGCAAAAAATGACACCAAGCGAATTGAAAGCAGCAAGGAGAGAACTAGGCCTGAATCAGTCCGACCTAGCCAAGCGGCTGCGGACGTCCCGTTCCGGCTATGTTAAATGGGAGCGCGGAGAGCGTGCGATCCCCGGCCTGCTTGAGACCGCCATGGAGCTGCTGCTGAAGCACGACCGGCTGGTCATGCAGGCGATAGCAGAGAAGATCACGAGGAGGAATACAGCATGAATCAAGAAAAACTTAGCGTCTTTTCTGACCCGGACAACCCTAAAATCTGCGGTCCCTTTTCCTGGGGTGACTATTCCTATGCTACGAACGGGCACATCCTGGTCAGGGTGCCTCGCCTTACCGATGTGCCGGAGTGGGAAGCGCTGAATGAAAAGGTGGTCGTGATATTTGATGCCGTTGATTTCCCGGCTGCAAATGCTGCTCTGGTAGAAATTCCCGACTTCAAGCAACCAGATCCGGAAGTCTGCATCATCTGCAAGGGGCGGGGGAAGATATCAAACTGCCCTGAGTGCGACGGTGAAGGCGAGGTGACTGTCGGGAATGACTTCCATGACTATGAGTGCGAGTGCCTCACCTGTTTTGGTGAAGGTAAGGTATTCGGCAACGATGCAATCTGCTCTGAGTGCAATGGCACTGGAAATAAGAAGACCTTCGCAAAGGTACAGGTTGGCATGACTTTCTTCTCTAGCCATTACCTGACTATGCTGAGAGAACTTCAGGGTATCAAGGTATCGGCGACATCGGAACTGGGGCCGCAATATTTCAAGTGGGACGGAGGCGATGGGCTGCTGATGCCCATGCGCGCATAACAAGGGCTTTAACTCTTAAGAGGAGAGACAATGAAAACAATGAGATGCACCTTTGAAATGGAAATAGACGTTCAATTTGAAAAGCCAGAGGCATCAGAGGCTTACTTCGTTTCCGGGGATTGGAAGAACCACTTCCATGAAGTAGCCGATCTGGAAGCTGTTGCTGAGGCGCTCTCCAACGGATTTCACCATGAGACGGACAAGTGGGATGCTGATGCTAAATGTTGGAGCAGGTTTGTGGAAGGTTTTGGACGGTTCCTTACTGTGAAGGATCAGCCCAATGCATTCAGGACAGACGATAAGACGGCAGAGTTTATCGGCGGTCACATTCTAGTGCGTTACGAGTCGGAGCTAGATCATGCCGGGACTTACGAGGTTTAACCATGGCAACCCCAGCCCAGATAAAGAAGATCCACATCCTGAAGAGCGCCCTCAAGATCGACGATGACACCTACCGGGCCACCCTGGCCGGCTTCGGCGTGAAGAGCTCCACCGCCCGCGCCTTCACCATCACCCTGGCCGACGAGCTGATCCAGGACCTGGTAGAGAAGGCGGTAGCCGCCGGGGTCTGGGAGAAGCGCAAGCCAGCGCGGAAAGCCGCCGCCACCCGCCGCATGGCCGACGATCCGCAAAGCAAGATGCTCCGCGCCTACTGGATCCAGCTGCACCAGGCCGGGAAAGTCACCGAACCCGCCGAGTCTGCCCTCTGCAAATTCGTCAAGCGCATGACCCGCAAGGACGCCCTGGAATGGCTCACCGATCGTGATGTAACCGTAGTTAAAAAGGCACTTAAAGACTGGTTGGAGAGATAGCATGAAATTCATTTTGACCACAGCCGCCGCCCTTGCTCTGAGTGTATTAGGCCAGTACCTGGTGCAGCACAACTGGAGCGTAAACGATCAGTTCCTCGGTGGATACTTTACCTCATACATGGTGTCGACCTATCTGAAAATAGGGGACACTCTATGATCCTTCACTGCCCCAGCTGCCACGCCCAATTCAGCATCGAGCTACTCACCCAGGACGACGCAGCCCGCGAGCTGCTCGGCATGCGCGGCACCATGCCGCCGAGCCTGCTTTCCTACCTGACCCTGTTCCGATCGGAGAAGCGCGCCCTCTCTTTCGACCGCGCCCTCAAGCTGGCCAAGGAAGCCCTGCAGCTCACCACCAACGCGGCCCAGCTGGACGCCGCCATGGCCGAGACGGTGGAGTCCATGCGGGCCAAGAGGGAGCAGGGCCTGGCCAAGCCGCTCAAGAACCACAACTACCTGCTGCGCGTCCTGGAGAACACCCCCGAGAGCGGCAGCACGGCCCCCGCCACCAGGCAGAAACCGACAGACCCCAGCAAGCGCGCCCAGAGCCTCACCGCCCTTGCCCTCTGGGCCGATGGGGAATGGCTGCGCGAGGCCATCTCCGCCGGGCTGCAGGCCCTGGTGGCGCTCTCCCTGGAGAACACGCCGGCCGCCGACACCATCTGCCGCACCGCCGACATCTGGTACCACGTGCTGACCAAGCACAACCCGCTGGACATAGAGGAAATCGACTCCCCCAGGGTGGCGGCGGCATTTTCGGCGTTGCTCAGTAAGACCGGCGGCCGCTGGCCCGAACCGAAAACCCTGAAAGACCTGCTGCCGAAACGGCCGCAGCGCCAAGCCCTTGATCATGTAGAGACCGAGGAAGTCAGAGCCAAAGGCCGGGAAGCCGCCCGCGCCCTGACCGCCCTAGTAGGAGGAGATAAATAATGGACCTGTCACGCTATCCCGAGATCCTGCGCGACCTGATCGACAAGGCCGACGAACCCATAGCCGAAAAGCTGCAGATTCCGATCGGCAGCGCCCGCGAGGCCGTATTCCTGGTCTGTGAGATCATCCGCCGCGACTGGTCCGGAGACAACCTTTATCTGCCCAAGGGGCTGGCCCACGACATCAACAAGCGCGACTTGGAGATGTATGAGGCGTTCAACGGCTCCAACCATTCCGAGCTTTCCAAGCGCTTCGGCATCACCGTCCGGCAGGTTTACGAGCGGCTTGGCCTGGTGAGCGTGTCAGAGTTCAACCGCCGCCAGCCGGGGCTCTTCACGGAATAGATTGACGTACCTTGCAAAATAGGATAAACAGTGCCAGATCAAGCCCTTCTCTATTCCCGGAGAGGGGCTTTTTTCTTGAATTGCCTCAAAAGACTCCCCCCCTGAATCCCTGTACTGTCCACCTTGCAAGCACCACCAGCGTCTCTCTTCCCTTGCCGACTCTCCCTGGGGGGAGAGCTGCATGCAAGGGGAACCCATGAACCAAGAAGCACTCACCGCCACCTTCCGCAAGATCATCATAGCCAACGAGCTAGACAACTCCCTGCGCCATGTTCACAAATTCAGCGATCCGGACGGCGTCCGCTCCGGTAAAAGCGGCTGGTCCTTCGGCATCAGCCAGTTCGACCTGCAGAATAACCCGCTGGCCGCCGCCTGCCTGCGCGCCTGCAAATTCAGCGAGGCCGAGATCGCCGGCCTGATAGCCCAGACCATAGACGCCCGCGCCCTGGAGCCGAAGCTGAAAGCCGCTGCCGTCACTATCGAGAGCTACGACAGCCTGCAGTTAAGCAGCTGTATCGCCCGCGCCCAGCGCATCCTCTCCAAGCGCTCCATCACCCCGGCCAACGACGCGGCGCTTTTGTCCGTGGCCGACTACGCCAACCAGTACCACCTCTCCGACATCAACAAACCCGGCTACCTGGTTCACTACCTAGCACGGCTGGATCACGCCTTCACCGCCGCCGATGTGCTGCAGTTCAAGCTGGTCGGCACCAAGTACGGCCGCAAGCATCCCGGCGACTGCCGCCGCCGCTATGCCAACCTGGTCAAGATCATGGAGGCCGCGTGAAGGTAATCGAGATGCAGCTCTACGCCCCGGCCAGCTACGTCGCCGCCCCTCCCGAGACACGCCTGCAGGTGGTGAACGGCTGCGGCCCGGGCGGCTGGAAGGCCGCCCTGGTCCCCGACCGCATGTGGGGGCTCGATGTCTCCGCTGCCTGCGACATCCACGACTGGATGTACACCGTCGGGCAGACCCTGGCCGACAAAGAGGAAGCCGACCGCGTCTTCCTGAACAACCTGCACCGGCTGATCGAGTCCGCCCCCGGCTGGCATAACCAGCTCTGGCTGATGAAGCGCCTGCGCCGAAACCGCGCCCGGGTCTATTACGAGGCAGTTCATCTATGCGGCGGGCCGGCCTTCTGGGACGGCAAGAACGACCAGAGCAACCTGATCCCGGCAGCCGTAGCCGGCGCGACAGCCGGCGGGGAGGTAGCGTGCCCGACGAGATAGATCAGATCCAGGAGACCTACGAGCGGGAGCTGAACTCCATGTTAGCCGAACGGCTGAACCATCGGCCCGCCAGCGAGAGCCGCCGCGACTGCATCGACTGCGAGGAGCCGATACCGGAGGCCCGGCGCAAAGCCGCGAAAGGGTGCCAGCGCTGCATAGCATGCCAAACACTACATGAAAACTGGAGGCCGATGTGACCCCGCCCATCAACTACACGCCCTGGATCTTCGGCTTCAGCATCATCCAGTTTCTCTGGTCATCCTGGATCAGTTATACCGTTCGGCGAAGCGACAAGGAGAAGGTCACCAACACCCGATTCGAGGAGCAGGGCCGCCGCATCACCGAGATCGAGACCGAGATCGAGGTCGGTAAAACCGCAACCGCGTCCGCCATCAAGCTTCGCAAAGCAGAGACCGATGCCGAAACAAGGCTGCGCGAGGAGCGGCACCTTTCCCTGGTGAAGCGCCTGGACGAAATAGCGACGGAGGTCGCGCGCCACGCCGACTGCAAGCACCATCATGTGCTGGAGAACCGCCTGGACAATATGAACGGCAGCATCAAGAAAGTGGAAGGTGTCATCGAAGGCCGCATGGAAGGCATCGGCAGCGCCCTGGACATGATCCAACAGCACCTAATATCCGGAGGGAATAAGTAATGTCTTTCGCCGACCTTATGAATGAAGACGAGCGGATCGTAATCCTGCGAGCCCTGGCAGAAGACACCGGCGGCTACAGCGCAAACGAGTCCATCATCCATTCCATCCTGGTGGAGTTTGCGCACCATGTCAGCCGGGACAAAGTCCGGACCCAGTTCAGCTGGCTCCAGGAGCAGGGCCTGGTGACCCTGAAAGATACCGCCGGTTGCCAGATCGCTACCCTGACCTCGCGCGGCCTCGATGTAGCCGCCGGCCTGGTCACCGTCCCCGGGGTCAAGCGCCCCCGGCCGAGAGCCTGACCATGGCCAAACGACAGCCTTCCACCATCGACATGCTGCCGTCCGACATCAAGAGCCAGCTCCAGGAGCTGCTCCGGGATCCGCGCGTGACGCAGCTCGCCGCGACCGCCAAGATCAACACCATCCTTGAGCAGGAAGGGCACGAAGAGCGGGTCACCAAGTCGAGCGTCAACCGCTTCGCCGTCCGGATGGAGGCGGTCGGCTCCAAGCTTAGGCAGTCCCGGGAGATCGCCGACATGTGGGTCGGCAAGCTCGGCTCCCAGCCCGCGGGACAAGTCGGCCACCTGTTGAACGAGATGGTGCGCACCCTGGCTTTTGATGCCGCCATGCAGCTCTCCGAAGGCGATGCGCCGGTCGAGCCCAAGATGTTAAAGGACCTTTCCATAGCCATTGAACGGCTGGAGAGGGCCAGCAGCGAGAACGAGAAGAGGACCGCCGAGATACGGAAAACTGCCCTTGAAGACGCTGTCAATACGGTCGCAAAAACAGCGCAACAGGACGGCGTATCCGCAGAGACCATCCTGAAGATCCGGCGTGACGTCCTGATGATGGCGGGGTAATGAAAACAGTCAAGGCAAAGCACATACCGGCCAACCCGGGCGGGCTCTTTCTCCCCTATCAGGAAAAGTGGATACTCGATCGCAGCCGCTTGAAGCTGATGGAGAAGGCGCGACAGATCGGCCTCTCCTGGAGCACCGCCTACGCAGCCGACGAGCGCACCGCAGAGGCGGGCGTTAAGTGGGACCAGTGGATTTCAAGCCGCGACGACCTCCAGGCGCGACTGGTGATCGAAGACTGCAAGATGTTCGCTAAGATCCTGCAACTAGCCGCCGAGGACCTGGGCGAGTGCGTGATAGATCAGAAGCGATCGATATCCGCCTACGTTCTGCAGTTCTCCAATGGCCGCCGCATCCATTCCATGAGCTCAAACCCTGACGCACAGGCCGGCAAGCGTGGCGGGCGTATCCTGGATGAATTCGCGCTGCACCCGGACCCCCGCAAACTTTGGTCCATTGCCTACCCCGGCATCACCTGGGGCGGCAATATGGAGGTCATCTCGACCCACCGGGGGAGTGCCAACTTCTTTAACCAGCTGATCCGCGAAGTCCGCGAACATAACAATCCCAAGAAGATCAGCCTGCACCGGGTGACCTTGCAGGATGCGATCGATCAAGGCTTCCTCTGGAAGCTGCAGCAGTCGCTGCCCGCCGATCACGAAGTCCAGGAGCTTGATGAGCCTGCCTATTTCGACTTCATCAAGGGCGGTTGTGCCGACGAGGAGTCGTTCCAACAGGAGTACATGTGCGTGCCGGCCGACGACGCCGCGGCCTTCCTGGAATACGACCTGATAGCTTCCTGCGAGTACGGACAGGCCGAGAAATGGGAGATCGACTGCAGCGTCACCAAACCGGAAGGGCGGCTTTTCGCCGGACTCGACATCGGCCGTAAAAAAGACCTCACCGTCCTTTGGGTGCTGGAGCTCCTGGGGGATGTGCTTTATACCCGGCAGATCATCGAGCTTAGGAACATGTCCAAGCCTGACCAGGAGAAGATCCTTTGGCCTGTCCTCGCCAAGCTCGACCGCTGTTGTCTTGATTACACCGGTCTCGGGATCGGCTGGGGTGATGATGCGCAAAGGCAGTTCGGCAAGTACCGGGTGGAGTGCATCACCTTCACCCCCAAGGTGAAGGAGGAGCTGGCCTATCCGGTGCGCGGTAAGATGGAGGACCGGAAGCTCCGCATCCCCTATAAGCCCGAGGTGCGCGCCGATCTCCGCGCTGTCACCAAGGAGACCACCGCCGCCGGCAACATACGCTTCACCGCCGAGCGCAGCGAAAACGGCCACTCCGACCGCTTCTGGGCGTTGGGGCTAGCGATCCACGCGGCAGGCACAAACGCCGGGCCTGTACCCATCACCAGCCGCAGCCGCAGGCAGGCAAACAAACTCCTGGAGGGGTACTAGTGAAGAAACAAGGCATCTATGTAAGCCCAACCGAGTTCGTCAGCTTTGCCGAATCGAAGGCATCATCACTGAGTGGAGAGCTGGCCACCCGCAACCGCTCCTTAAATTTCTACAGCCTGGCCAACATCTATCTGCCCAATCCGGACCCGGTCCTTAAAAAACAGGGGCACGACGTCTCCGTTTACCGCGACCTCATGATCGACGACCGGGTGCGCGGCAACTGGGGCAACCGCAAGGCGGCGACACTGGCGCTGGAATGGCAGATCGACCGTGGCGAAAAGGGCAAGGTCAAAAGCCGCCAGGCAAAAACTATAGAAGGCTGGCTGAAGACACTGGACATGGACCGCATCATGTCCGAGATCCTCGACGCACGCATGTACGGTTACAACCCGCTGGAGCTGATGTGGGAGCAGAAGAACGGCCTGCTCCTCCCCCGTGACATCGTGGGAAAGCCGCCCGAGTGGTTCATCTACAACATCGACAACGAGCTGCGCTTCCGTTCCCGGACCAATGCCCTGTACGGCGAAGAGTTGCCGCCGCGGAAGTTCGTTACGCCGACCTCCGACGGCTCCTACTATTACCCGTACGGTCTTGGCCTCCTCGCCAGCTGCTTCTGGCCGGTCACCTTCAAAAAGGGGGGCTGGAAGTTCTGGGTCACCTTCGCCGAGAAGTACGGCACCCCTTACCTGGTCGGTAAGCACCCGCGCGGCGCACAGGCCGCCGAGGTCAATGCCATCGCTGATCAGCTTGAGCAGATGGTCCAGGACGCCATTGCCGTCATCGCCGACGACGGCAGCGTCGAGATCGTCTCAGATACCTCCAAAAGCGCCTCCTCCGATCTGTACCAGGCGCTGATCACGGAGGCTAACACCGCTATCTCAACCGTAATCATGGGGCACGCCGGCGGCGGTCAGAGCACCTCCGGTAAACTCGGCGGCGAGCAACTGGCCCAGGACGTCCGAGGCGACCTGCGCGACGGCGATAAGAAGCTGGTCTGCCAAACCATGAACCAGGTGATCCGCTGGGTATCCGAGTTGAACTGGGGCACTGCCGCCGCTCCTACCTTCAGCCTCTGGGAAGAGGAGGATGTCGACAAGGAGCAGGCCGAGCGCGACGAGAAGCTCTCCAGCTCCATGGAGAGAAGCGGCCTGAAGCTTACCTCCAGCTATTACCAGCGCACCTACAACTTGGATGAAAGCGACATCGAGGCCAAAGAGGAAGCCGGACCCGAGGCACCGGAAGAGCCGGAAGCCAAAGAGCCGCCCGAGCCGGTCGAATTTGCCGAGGCCGACCCGTCTCCCGGCGAAGCAGAGCTCGCTGATCTGGAAGGTGCCGTCTCCGACGAAGAGCTGCAAACCATCGTTGAAGGCATCTTAAAACCGGTCTTCAAGCTGTTCCAGGAATCCGGCGATCTGACCGAGACCATGGGCGAGCTGATCAGGATCTATCCGAAGATGGACACGGACCAGCTCCAGGATCTGCTCGCCAGGATCATCTTCGTCTCTGAAGTATGGGGCCGACTGCAGGGGGAAGAATGACGTTCATCCTTAAAGGCCGGTTGTTCCGGGTTCGATCGAGAGTGGCCGGGAACTGGTGGAAGTTTTTTATCTGCAGGCAGACTTTCCCCCAGGGAACCGTCGTCCGCATCAAGCTGTCCGGCATTTTAACAGTTGTCATGGTGTCCAATGCCTAACATAGACCTCACCTACGCTATCGGCTTGAAGCCGGAAAAGGCCATCGAGTACTTTCAGTCCAAGGGCTTCGCCTTCAGCTGGAATTGGGAGGACGTCTGGCAGCAAGCGCACGCCCGCGCCTTCACCGTCGCCAAGGTCACGAAGATGGACATCCTCCAGGACATCCGCGACGGCCTCGACGCAGCGCTCGACCAGGGGATCACCTACCAGGAATTCGCCAAGGTGCTAACCCCCAAGCTGAAGGCCAAAGGGTGGTGGGGGAAAGAGGAGCAGGTAAACGAGACCACCGGCGAGATAACCACCGTCCAGCTGGGAAGCCCTTACCGGCTGCGCACCATCTTCGACCAGAACCTGCAGGTGGCCTACAACGTCGGCCGCTATCGCACCCAGATGGATAACGTCCAGGACCGCCCGTTTCTCCAGTATGTGGCCGTCCTGGACAAGCGCTCCCGCCCGGCCCACGCCGCCCTGAACGGCCGGGTTTTTCGTCACGACGATGCTTTCTGGTCCAGCTTCTACCCGCCCAACGGCTGGCGCTGCCGCTGTCGGGTACGTGCGCTCGATGCTGACAACATGTCCGAGCGAGGGCTGCAGGAGGAGACCAGCGCCGGCAAGCTGACCACCAGGGACGAGCTCATCTCCAAGAAGACAGGCGAGATGGCCCCGGTCACCGTCTTCACCGGCAAGGACCCGGTCACCGGCAAAACGGTCAGCATCGCCCCGGATGTCGGCTGGAGCTACAACCCCGGGGCGTCCGACTTTAAACCGAGCCTGGGCAAGTACAGCGCGGAGATCGCCAAGCTATGGCAGACCTGATCAGCGTCAAGATAGACGACCGCGAACTGCAGAGGGCGATCAAGCGCAAGCTCAAGGAGTGCGACGACCTTACCCCGCTCATGCGCCGCCTCTCCGGGGTGATGGCCGACGCCGTCGAGGAGAACTTCGAGCAGGAGGGGCGCCCGCAGTGGGCAGCGCTTAGCCCCAGGACCATCAAAAGCCGCACGCGGCAAGGACACTGGCCGGGGAGGATCCTCCAGTTGCGCGGTCGGCTCGCAGCCTCCATCGTCACGGACCACACTAGGGACTCGGCCAAAATCGGCACCAACCTGGTCTATGCCGCCATTCAGCAGTTCGGCGGCACCATCAAGCAGTCGGCCCGTATGCGCATCATGCACTTCACCCAGGCCAAAAGCGGCAAGATCGGCGGCGGCGACCGCTTCGCCAAGGCAGGCAAGGCGACCTACGGCAGGCGCACCATGGGCAAGGCAGGCAGCATCAAGATACCGGCCCGGCCGTTCCTCAGTTTTGGCAATGGCGACCTGAAAAAGATGCGCCGGATGGCAGAAGAATATGTTGCCAGCTAAGCGCCCAAATTTGCCCTGCAGCCTGTTTGCCATGCCAGGCTGCGCACAAGCGGGTGCGGACCCGCTACAGAAGGTTTTAAACGGGGTTTTAATGCGGTTTCGAAAACAGGCGCTGGAAAATATGGAACCGCTTCAAAAGGCATAGCAGGTCAACTGGAGTATGGTGCGAGTACGCACCATAGGAAACGGAGAGCGCATGACGAGATTCGAGATATTCAAGCCCGGCACACACACAGCCATGAGTGGCGCCGAGATCAGCTTCACCGAGGCCGACCTCATCGCCAGCGCTGCAGCCTATGACCCCCAGCTGCACGAGGCTCCCCTGGTCATCGGTCACCCCAGCGACAACGCCCCCGCCTGGGGCTGGACCAAGGCCCTTGCCTTTGCCGACTCCTGTCTGATGGCCGATGCCGATCAGATCGACGTCGCCTTTGCCGAAGCGGTCAACGACGGCAAGTACAAGAAGCGCAGCGCCTCATTCTATCCACCCGGCCATACCGCGAACCCGGTCCCCGGCGTTTACTACCTGCGCCACATCGGTTTTCTGGGTGCCCAGCCGCCGGCGGTAAAGGGGCTCAAAGACGTCAACTTTGCCGAGGAGGACGGCCTCCTCGTCTTTGCCGAAATGGAAGTCCAACAAACAAAACAGGAGGCCAAAACAATGGCTGTGAAAGACAGAGCTTCATTTTGCGGCGACTGCGGCGAGAACGTCTGCATTCCCTGCTGCCCGGTCGACGCGATCACCATGACCCCGGAGAAGGGCGCCGTCATCGACGCGGCCAAATGCACCGTCTGCTACAAGTGCATCGATGCCTGCCGCATGATGTGCGACCCCGTCTACGGCATGCAGGTCGCCAACTACGGCGAGCAGGTCAAGGGTCAACTCGCACAGATCGCCACCCTTACCGGCGAGCGGAACACCGCCGTCAAGACCCTGACCGAGATCCAGAGCGACCAGCGCCGGGCGGGTTTCGACGCCTTCTGCGAGTCGGAGGCGATGCGCTGCAAAATCTCCCCGGCCATGAAGCCCACCGTGGTAGCCCTGATGATGAAGCTGGACGGTGCCGAGCCGGTCGAGTTCGGCGAAGGCGACGGCAAGGTCATGAAGAGCCCCCTGGATATCTACCAGGAAGAACTGAAGGCAAGCCCCGACGTGGTCCAGTTCAGCGAGGTCGCAACCAAGGAGAAGGCCGCGCCCAAGACAAAGCAGCAAAGCGCCGACTTCGGTGAGCACGCAGACGAAGACCGTCTCAGCCTGCACAACAAAGTCCTGGAGTACCAGGAAGCAAACCCGGGTAAAACCTACGAGCAAGCCCTCGTCATCGTCCAAAAGCAGGATTAAACCGGCATCCAAGGAGGCATCACCATGAGTCGTTTAGCCAATCTGAGGATAGTAGATCCTATCCTCTCCACCCTCGCCAGGGGATACATCTTCCCCGAACTCGCCTGTGAAGCGCTGTTTCCCATGGTCCGCGTCGAAAAGGAAGCGGGCAAGCTGCCCCAGTTCGGCAAGGAAGCGTTCCGCATCTACTCCACCGAGCGGGCACTGCGCGCCAAGTCCAACCGCATCAACCCCGAGGACTACGGTGACATCGACGTCGTGCTCACCGAGCATGACCTGGAGTACCCCATCGACTACCGCGAGCGCGATGAAGCCGAGAACGTCTTGCCGCTGGAGCGCTGGGCCACCAACGTTGTCACCAAAGCGCTGCGGATCCGCTGCGAGAAGCAGTGCGCCGACCTCGCCCAGAACCCGGCCAACTACGCCGCCGGCAACAAGATCGCCCTGGCCGGTGGCGACAAGTTCTCTGACAAGGTCAATTCCGATCCCTTGGGCGTCATCGACGACGGCAAGGACGCCATCCGGCAGAAGATCGGCGCCGAACCCAATACCATGGTCATCGGGTACCAGGTCTGGAAAAAGCTGAAGCGCCATCCGCAGATCGTCGATCTGATCAAGTTTTCCCAGAAAGGCGTGGTTTCCGTCGACATCTTCAAGGAAGCCGTGGAGATGAAAAACATCATCATCGGCCGCTCCTCGTACGACTCCGAAGTCGCCGGCGCAGGCCTCACCGACGTATGGGGCAACACCATCACCATGGCCTACGTCCCCGAGAAGAGCGGCGATGCAGAGCGGACCGAGTATGAGCCGAGCTACGGCTACACCTTCGGCAAGAAGAACCAGCCGACGGTCGACACCTACGTCGAAGGCGGCAAAGTTCAGCTCATCCGTAACACCGATATCTTCAAGCCCTACATCGTCGGCGCAGAGGGCGGCTACCTCATCTACGACGTCATTTAAAGGAGCGGATCATGGCTGAACAGAAGGAATTCATCGTAAAAGAGTCGATCCGGTATGGCGGACAGTCCTATCTGCCCGGCGCGCTCATCGTGTTGTCGGCCGTAGTCGCAGCAGAGCTGGCGGCTTTCATCCAGGACGCGCCCGATCTGCCCGCCAAGTCCGGAGTTTCCGAGCACTCCGATCAGTCCGAGCTTGTCGGCCTGAGAGCGCAGCTGCAGCAATACAAAGACCAGCTCGCCCTTGAGGCGACAGCCAAAGGCGAGGCCCGCGAACAGCTTACACAGAAGGAAAAGGATCTCTCCGACCTCCACACCGCCAACACCAAGACCGCCGGAGAGCTGGCGACGGCCAAAGAGAAACTTGCCAACCTGGGCAAGGAACTGGGTGAGCTGAAAAAGGCCGCCAAAAAAGAAGGGGGTAAATAACCAATGGCAAAAACCGCACAACCCATACTGATCACGTCCATCGCGGCCCTGGCCGCGCTGCCCCGGCTGCGCTTTGTCGGTCTCGACGGCGACGTCGCCGCTGCCGGAGCCAAGGCCCTCGGCGTCGCCGAGGTTGATGCCGCCCTGGGTGAGCAGACCTCCGTCTCCACCCATGGCATCCTGCTGGTCACGGCAGGGGCCGCCATCGCAGCCAAGGCCGAGGTTGAAGTCGGGGCGGACGGCAAGGCTGTCACCAAGGCTGCGGGAATCAGCAACGGCTATGCCCTCGACGAGGCGCTGGCCGACGGCGACACCATCCGCATCGTAAGGGGGATCTGACCATGAAGCGATTCTCAATTCTGATCGGAATCCTCCTGGTGACCGTCCTCACAGCCACATTCGTTTTTGCAGCCATGCCGGGCACCAGGCAGGGCGCCCTGATCCAGAACCTGAAGGGGCTGTCTCCCGTCCCTGCCAAAGCCACCTGCACCAGCATCACCGCCACCAAGGGGACCATCGCCACCGTCAACCCGGCAGGCTATACCGCGATCCAGTACAGTGCCACAGACGGGACAGCGGCGGCACTTTCGGTGAAGCGCCACCTGAACTCCAACACCGCCTTCATGCCAGGCGCAGGCGACACAGTAGTCTTTAATACCGCTATCACCGGGGTCAGCTTCAGCAAGTACTCCACCGCCACAGCGACCAAAGCAGAAGTCTGCTACGACCTGCAATAAGTACAGGGCGGGGGGGTGCAAGCCCCCCGCCTAAGAGGTAACCCATGGTCTACTGTGCCATCGACGATATAAAGAAAATCATCAACGCTGTGCTGCTTCAGCTCTCGGACGACACGGATTCGGCCATTGTCAGCGCCGAGATGCTGGATGTGGCAGTTGCAGGCGGGGATCTCACCGGCTACACGGAAGCCGAGCAGGCTGCTGTTGCGGTTGTCATGGCCAATATCGTCGAGGCTATCGACAACGCCGACAGCATGATCGACGGCTACGCCGCCAGCCGCTATCTGACTCCATTCAACCCGGTACCTCGGCTGATCCATGTTATCTCCATCGACATCGCCATTTACAACCTATATAGCCGCCGGGAAAACGTCCCGGAGATCCGCGAGAAGCGCTACAAAGACGCAGTCAGGCTACTGGATCGCCTGGCCGACGGCAAGCTGACCATCGGCGAAGTAGACAAGCCCGTCGTCGAATCATCCGGCGTCATCAAATCAGTCACCCGGCCCAAGCTGTTCGGCCGAGACACCCTGGACAATTACTGATGAGCGTTCTTAAAGCGGTCACAAGCCCGACAGACATTGAGAAAGCAATCGAAGCCGACCTGGTCGGGCGCATTGCCGAGATAAGAAAGACGGCTGTCCAGCGCAACATGCGCTTCGTCTATAACAACCCGGCCATTACCGTGGCCATCCTGAAAGCGACTGCTACCCCGGTAGGCCGCAGGGCCTTCCGGTTTGATGCTACGGTCGACGTCATGGTCGCCTTCTATCACGCCAAGAGCGAAGAAGATCGGCGCGAAGGAGTCAACCCGCTTGTCATGGCCATAATCCGGGTATTGACCCGGCAGAAGTTCGGCCTGGACATTACCGAGCTGCGGCCTACAGGTTTCCGTGAGGTCACCGAAGAGCAGGATTTCAAGGACAATAAGGTTGTCTACCTGCTGGAATTCACCACAGCCTTCTTCCTCCAGGGAGACGATCCCGAAGTTACCACCGATCTTTTGACCGTCGGACTGTCCTACCTGCTCACCCCAGGGGACGCCGTAGTCGACGCCACCGAAACCATCGACCTGCCGGAGCTGCCCAAGGGGTAGGGCCTCCTACCCCCAGCACCGGCCACCGCTTAACGGCTTTTAAATCAGCACCCGCATTATCTAGGTGCGAGATCATGGAGGTTATATTTATGGGAAAAACTACAACAGCGATATTGACAGCGGTGTGCTGCATTTTATGGTTATCTCCGGCTTTCGGAGAGTGTCCGTTGCCATATCCTCCGGCTGAACAGCGGTCCAGAATAGTGCAATGTACCGACGATACCTATGCTATTGAAAGGCTTGATGCTGCATGGGTAGCAACAAACTCTTGCGGAATGACCCTCAAAGATGCTCGTTGGGAGCGGAGGTGGATAGTCTTCACAGACAATTTAGATGATGGCATCGCGTGCCCACCCGCTGCGCCTCAACCTAAAAGCCCAAGGGTGATAGTTGAGTAGAGATAACCTGCCGCATTCCCTTTCCTCTCCCCCCTGTAATTACTGAAACCCTTCAAAATACATAACATCGGCCCTGTTGTATGATGCCTCATCGCATCGCGACGAGGCACTTAAAGCCTCGCTTGCTCGAACTGCAAGGAGGCTTTAAATGCTAGTCCAATCCGCCCCAGGCACCCAAACCCCAATGGAACGAAACCCCCGGGAGTACATCACCGATACCGACCCGCTCGATGTCCCGGACACGACCTACTACCGGCGCCTGCTGGACGACGGCTCCCTGGTGCTCGCCAAGCTCGGCAAACAGAAAAAGGAGGTGACCAGCAATGGCATCTAAACACATCAGCTTCGACGCCATTCCAAGCTCCATCCGGAAGCCGGGTAAGTACTTCGAGTTCAACACGAAACTCGCCGTCCGGACCCTCCCCGCCAACGCGCAGAAGATGCTGATCATCGCCCAGCGCATGGCAGCCGGCAGCGTAGCCGCCCTGGTGCCCACCAACGTCTTCAGCGATGCCGAGGCGGCAGGTTACTTCGGCAACGGCTCCAACGCTCACCAGATGTGCCGGGCCGCCATCAAGGCGAACCCCTACCTGCAGTTGACCGTCTGCGCCCTGGACGACAACGCCGCCGGTACCGCCGCCACCGGCACCCTCACCATCACCGGCCCGGCCACCGGCCCCGGCGTCCTGCGGCTCTTCATCGGCAGCCGCCGCATCGAGATCGCCGTCGCCACCGGCGCCGTGCACGGTGACATCGCCGCCGCCCTCAATACCGAGCTCGGCAAGTATGCCGACCTGCCGGTGACCGCCGCCGTGGCCCTCGGGGTCGTCACCCTGACCGCCAAACACAAGGGGACCATCGGCAACCTAGTCGATCTGACCACCGAAGTCACCGCCGCCGGTGTCGCCTCAGCAGTGGTCGCCATGGCCGCCGGCGCGACCGACCCGGACACGGCCACCGCCTACGCCAAGGTGTTTGCAGAGAAATTTGACATTATCGCGATCCCATACGTCGATGCCACCGCGATCGGCGCGCTGAAGACGCACATGGACAGCGTCTCCGGCCCTCTGGAGCAGCGCCCCGGCGTCGGTGTCTACTGCCTCGACTCCGCGCTGGCGACCGCCACGACGCTTGCTCCGACCATCAACGGTGGCCGCATCACCAACGGCTTCCTGCGCGGCACCAAAAGCCCCAGCTACGAAATGGCAGCCGCCTACGCCGCCGTGATCGCCTTCGAGGAAGATCCCGCCAGGCCGCTCAACACCCTCGCACTCCCCGGCATAGCAGCCCCCGACATTACCCAGCGCCTCTCCCGCACCGAGCAGGAAAGCTGCCTCGCAAATGGTGTCACCCCATTCGAGGTAGGCCCAGGCGAAGTAGTCCAGATCGTCCGCGCCATCACCACCTACGTCAAGGACGCCAATAACATCGACGACATCAGCCTCCTGGACCTGACCACCATCCGCATCCTGGACTACGTCCGGAAGGCTTGCCGCGAGCGGATCGCCCTGCGCTTCCCTAGGGAGAAACTCTCCAGTAAGACCGCCCCCAAGGTCAGGAGCGAACTGATCGACGTGCTGAAGAAGCTGGAGGATCTGGAGATCGTGGAAGAGGTGAGCGCCAACCTTCCCGGGCTGATCGTCGAGCGCGACCTGCAGGACCCGAACCGCCTCAACGCCAAGATACCGGCCGACGTGGTCAACGGCCTGCACGTCTTCGCCGGCCGCATCGATCTGCTGCTTTAATCAACATTTAACGGAGGTTTAAACCATGGATTCATACGTTTCAACCGTCAGCTTGCTGATCAATGGCGAGGAGATCACAGACTTCAGCGCAGTCGAGGAAAAGGCACGTACCCTGCGCAAGCAGGTCAACCTGATGAAGAAGACCGGTATCCTCGGTGTCACCCAGCGCTACGGAGTGAGCGTCGATTATGTGGTTCCCAAGGACAAGCCGGAGTTCGACTTTGCCGGTATCGAGGACGGCACCCTGACTATTGACAAGGAAAACGGTAGCCGCGTCACCTATACCGGGGTCGCAACCTTGGACATCGGCGCCACCAAATACGATGGCGACAAGGAAGCGACTCGCACCATCGAGTTTGTCGCAACCGGCCGGGTAGAGGAGTAGGTCATGGATTTTACCGGAACCTTCCCGGATGGGATCACCAATACCAAGGGCGAGATCTGTAGGGATTTCATCCTGCAGGAACGCACCTTCAGGCACACCCTGGAACTGGCCAATGACCCGGCCATCAATAAGGACCTGCTGGGAGATTACGTCTACTACGACGCTTGCATCATCTCCAAGCGCCTGAAAGTTACCGGCATCGAATACCTGTCGCCGGAAATGGTTCTGGATCTGGGTGGCGGCGATGGCGACACCCTTGCCAATGCAATTATGGATCTGGACAAGCGGAGGTCCGATTTTCGAAGCGCGCAACAAGCCGCACAGAAAGCACCTGATAGCCCTCCTGAAGCTGGGAGTCCCCTGGACTGAGGCACTTGACATGCCCCTGGCAGAGGGAGACAGCCTGCTCCTGAACTATCAACAGATCGTTGACCCGCAGCCGCAGAAACAGAAGGTGAGGAAGAAGACCAATGGCTGACATGAAGCTTTTTCTGCAAATACTGGCAAATGCCAGCGGGCTGAAACGAGAGATGGGCGAATCAGGTAGCGCCGTCAATCGTTTCACCCAGGGCGCCAAGCGCGAGTTCTCCTCGCTCAAGGGCGCCATGGGATCCCTGCAGGGAAAGCTGGCGGGAATCGGTGTATCGATTGCCGCTCTGCAGCAGTTCCGCATGTCGGCCCAGCTCGACAAAGATCTTACCCAGATCGGACAGACGGCAGGGGAGGGGGCGGGGCAGGTCGCGCAGTTGCGATCGGATCTCTTTCGGATGGGGAAGGAGAGCGGTCAGGACATCGACAGCCTTAAGAACGGATTCAACGCGCTGGTCCAATCCGGCCTGAACATGGGCGAGGCAAAGAGCACCCTGGACGGCGTCAACATCGCAATGGCGGTCACCGGCGCTAAAGCTGAAACCCTTTCAGCCGGGCTCACGGTAGCCGCCCAGGCTTTTCAGTTCGACCTGGCCAAGCCTGGTCAGGCTCTTGAACTGCTGGATAAGATGACCGTGGCGGGGCGCCTCGGCAATGCCGAGCTGGAGGGACTGTCGCAGATCTTTGCCCGGGTCGGCATCAACGCGAAGGCGGCGGGGCTGGACTTCGATAAAACGCTGGGTTTCCTGGAATCGCTCTCCAAAGTGGAGCGTAACCCCGAGCGCCTGGCCACCCTTGCCGACTCCACCCTGCGCGTCTTCACCAACATGAACTACATGGCCTCAGCCCAGAAGGGCACCGGCATCAAGTTCTATTCCGATACCGGAAAGCGGCGCGATCCACTGGAAGTGCTCAAGAACATCAAGTCGAAGTACGACACCCTCAAGACCGACTTCGCGCGGGACAGCTTTGTCCAGGCCGCCTTCGGCAAGTCTGATCTGGATACCATCAAGGGCATTCGGACCTTGCTGCAGTCCAACAGTCTCGCCGAGGTTGGCAGGATGTCCGGCATGATCAAGGACGCCGGTGGCTCCCTGAAAAGGGATTTCAGCGAGGCCACCAGAAATCTGATCGACCAGACCGGGCGCTTGAAAAACACCATGCGAGCGGCGGCGGACGACTTTGTCAAGCCGATCAACCAGACGCTGTCCGACTGGATGTCTTTCATGATGGACAAAAAGGAAAAGGGCGGCCTTGAGCTGAGCGGCCAGCAGATAGCGGGGGGTGCGGCGGGAATCCTTGGCGGCACCTATGCATTGTCCAAGGTTGGCAATGCTTTGCTGGGAAATTGGACCAAGAAGAAGATAGGGAGCCTGAGCGGGTCGACAGCTGTCGGCGTAGCCGAGGGCAAGCTCTTGCAAGCGGCAACTGGGGTCACCCCGGTCTTTGTTACCAACTGGCAGGCGGGTGGAATGCCGGGAGGAGACCTGCCTTTAAAACCAGATCTTTACGCCCAGGGGGCAATGAGTAAAGCGTTTGGGAAAGCTCTTCCTTTTATCGCAGCAGCAACAAGGTTCTCTTTGCCGGGTGCAGTAGTTACCGCACCTTTTGCCTCAGCATACATCGGGAGCCGGGCCAGGGAGAACGGATGGGGTAGCCAGACGTCGGCTGAGGTGGCCCGCGACTACGAGGTGATGGGGATCGGCGGCGGCCGCCGCGGTTCTGCCGGCACAAAGAACGACATCAAGATCGACGTCCACTTCGACGAGCTGGGGCGCGCCTACACCAAAACCAACAGCATGAACACCGCCGTTACCACCGGCGGCAACCGGGGTAATTTCTTCGATGCCCTGACCAGCACCAGGGGGATGTAATGGCAGAGGACATCTACCCGGCGCAGCTGGACGGCTACGATCTGGAGATCGAGACCCTGGACGACCGCTTCGAAAACGCGATCGTGCGGCATGAGTTCCCGAAGAGGGCAGGGGCCTTGCTGGAAAACATGGGGCAGAAGGCGCGGAGCGTAAGCATCCGTTGCTATTTCTGGGACCATGGCGACCACCTGACCTATGCCGATCATGTGGACTTCATCAACCACCTGCAGAGCACCGAGCTTTCCGAGCTTGTTCATCCGCAGTACGGCACAATCAAGGGGATGATCGAGTCGTTCAACGTCCGTCACGACGACCGCGACATGACCGCCGAGGTCGACATCACCTTCGTCGAAGACATGCGCGGCAGCACCGCCGACATCGAATACGAGGACGTTGAAGCGGCAGTCGAAGAGGCTGTCTTGAACAGCCAGCAAGAGCAGATGGATTCCTTCGCCGAGGAAGTGCGGTTAGAGCTTGGCGCGGAAGCCGCCGGCATCCTGGAGAAAACGCTGGACCCTACAAAGGGGATCCTGGAGCAGTTCGCCGGCTACAGTCGCGGAGCCCGCGGCTTTTTGAAGAAAGTGGAATTACTGGTCAGCACGCTGGAGGCGACGCTGGTAAACGTGGCCAACCCGGCCAACAGCCTGATCTCAACCATCAACTACGGCACCAACCTGCCGGGCCGAGTGATCGGGTCGCTGTCGCGCTGCATCGAGCGTTACATGGTCCTTTACGACACCATCAAGTCCGCCCCCGGCCGCTTCCTGGACAGTATCGATCAGGCGATGCTGCAGCTGGAGGCGACCGTCGGCTTCGGCGCTCAGCTCCGGATCGGCTTTGCCAGCCAGGGCGCCCATGCCATCGCGGGGATTTACAAAAGCGACGAGTCGACCCGGCGGCAGGTACGCCGCGTTGAGCAGAGCGCGAGCTTTGACGCGCAGGGTAGATACCAGTCATCCGGCGAAACCCAGCCGATCCTGACTGTCAACGAGCTGGAGGCATCCCTGTCCAAGATGCGCGGCATGCTGCAGGACGGCATCAACGCGGATCGCTCCCTAGAGAGCCTGAAGGTGATGGCGAGAAGCCTTCTGGAGCACGTGAACACGGTAAAGCTGGAGCGCGATCGCATCATCACCGTGGAGCTGGACAACTCCCTGCCGCTGCACCTGGTCTGCCTCAAATACGGGCTTCCCTACAACATGGCCGACCGGCTCGCCAGCATCAACAGCATCCGGAACCCCAGCTTCACTGCCGGAGAGGTGCAGATCTATGGACGATAAAGTCTACCTGCAGATAGCCGGCAAGCGCGTGGAGAACTTCATCTCCTACGAGGTGGAGGCCGACCTGTACCAGGCCGCCGACCGCTTCTCTCTGGAGCTGGCCAACCCGGGCAGCGCAATCCTGCCGGGCATGCGCTGCGAGCTCTACGTCAACGATCAGCTGGAGTTGACCGGCATCATCGACGCACCTCGTAAGGGATGGAGCAAGCAGGGGCGCACCCTGGTGGTGGATGGCCGGGACCTCCTGGGCGTGGTGGTCGACAGCTATGCCGAGCAGTTTATAACTGTCCAGGGCAAGACGGTTAAGCAGCTGGCCGAGTTGCTCCTGAAGAACGTCCCCTTCATCAACCGCAAGCAGATCATTTACCAGGAAAACGTGGTCGGCAAGCTGAAGGGTAAAAAGCGCACCGTCGACAACCCTCTGACCGGCTTTATGGATACGCCACAGAAGCTCTCCCAGATCGAGCCCGGCATGACCGTGGGTGAGGTGCTTTCCATCTATGCAGCCAGCCGGGGAATGCTGTTCTTTGGCCTGCCCGACGGCACGCTTGTTTTCGGTAGGCCCAAGGCGGCGGGACAGCCTCTCTATAGCATCGTCAACACCATGAACGGCGCGGGGAACAACGTCACAAGCGGCGACGAGGTGGACGACATCTCCCGGCGCTATAGCAAAATTACCGTGATAAGCCAGGGGCAGGGGCACGAAGAGGACGGCCAGGACGCCGGCAAGATCAATGCCCGCTACAGCGCCACGGATGCCAGCTTCCCCTTCTACAAGCCCTATGTTGCAACGCTGAACAACGACAGCCAGACCCCGAAGCTCTATGCCCGCATGCTCCTTGAGAAGCAACGCCATGACGGTTTGCAGCTCACCTACACCGCCGCCGGGCATAGCCAGGGAGGCAAAAACTTCAAGATCAACGAACTCTGCCAGGTTAAAGACGAGATGCTGGAAAGAGACGGCATTTATCTGATCTACAACCGCAAGTTCAAGCGCAGCAAACAGGCCGGCAGCACTACCGAGCTGCGGCTCGGCCCTCCGGGACTGGTGGCCGCATGATACGCGGAACCGTGAAAAGCGTGGTCCAGGGAGTGATACAGCGGGTTTCGGCGGCAGTCTGGGGGGATGGCTCCATTGACAATCGCGAGCTGATCCAGGATTACGGCTACACCAGCCGCCCGAAGGCAGGCGCGGAGGTGATCTTCATCCGGCAGGGCGGCCAGTTCATCGCCATCGGCTCCGACGACCGCCGCTACCGGATCAGCCTTGCGGAAGGGGAGGTGGCCATTTATGACGATCTTGGACAGACGGTGCATTTGACCCGGGAAGGGGTCGTGGTGACCAGCCCGAAGAAGATCAGCGCCACCGCGCCGACAGTGGAGATCAGTGCCGAGGTGAAGGTGGTGATGGATACCCCGCTCTTGGAGGTGTCCGGAGACATCCGAAGCGGCGGCGAGGTAAGCGATAAGGAAGGGACCATGCAGGCCATGCGCGATATTCATAACCTACACGTCCACCCCGTACAGGGCAGCAGCACTGCCCCAACTCCGCAGGTGATGTAAATGGACTACACCCTAGCCACAACCGGCATCAGCGCCGACATGAGCTTTGCAAAGAGCGCCGACATCCGGAACAACATCTTTCTTTCCCTGACTATCCGGCAGGGGACCTGGTGGGCGGATCCCCTGTTCGGCCTGCGCGATCGCGGCCGCATGAAGATCACCTCCCAGACCGTCCGGCTTTTGCGGGGCGACTGCCTGGAAGCGCTGCAATGGATTCTGGACAGCGGCCGGGCCAAGTCGCTGGAGGTAACCGTACTGCGTGACACAACCGAGAACCTGAACCGTGTCAAGGCCAGTGTCGAGGCGGTGCAGGCCGACGGCAGGCGGGTCACATTCGACAAATTTATAGAGGTGGTTTAATGGCCTTTCAAAAGAGCTTCGACGACATATTAAACGGCCTGCTGGCCGATCACGCCAACCAGGATCCGGAAGCGGACATCTCCAAGGGTAGCCTGATCTTCATCAAGAGCGCGGCTCAGGCCTCCGCTCTTTGGGGCCTTTACAAACAGCTCGAATACCAGGCCCGGCAGATCTTCCCTGACACCTCCGACCGGGAAAACCTGGAGCACCACGCGACGGTGCGCGGCCTGCCGCTTATCCCCAGCGAGACTGACGTAGCCCTGCTGGCCAGGATACTCGATTACATCCGCCGGCCGCCGGCTGGTGGAAACAAGTACGATTACGTGCGCTGGGCTAAGGAGATTGCCGGGGTGGCATCTGCCTGGTGCATCTCTGGCGGCCAGGGCCCTGGGACTGTCGATATCATGGTACTTTCCGACCCTGCCCTGACCGGTAGCGAGATCCCGACGGCCGAGCTTTTGGCCGACGTTCGGGCGCACCTGGTGGACATCTGCCCCGAGAACGTCAAGTTTCTCCGGGCACTCGCGCCGGAGGTCCTGCTCCAGGACGTCACCATCGCCCGGATAGGCGCCGAATATCAGGCTGCAGCAGCTGCGGCCGACATAACCGTCTATCTCCAATCGATGCTGCCGGGGCAAGCGCTGTACCTCGGCCAGTTGACCAGCCTTGCGCTCGGCGGGGAAGGGGGGGACGCCACCTGCTCCATCCCGGCCGCGAACGTGGTCCCTACCGCTTATCAGATGATCCGCGCGGGGGTAATCAGTGTTGCATAAAGACGTCCTCAAGCTGCTCATCCCCGTTGAATTGGGCGGGGTCTTTGACGAGGATTTAACCATAGAAGGGGCGCAGCTCGACGTGGCGGCTGCCCGCATCAATGTGCTGCAGGGGGAAGCTTTCCCAGACAGCGCCGAGGAGCTTCTCACCAGTTGGGAAGCGCTCTACCAGATCAATCCAGCTGCAGGTGCCAGCCTCGCTGCCAGGCGTGCGGTAGTGGCAGGAAAGCTCTCGACATTGGGCGACATCAAGAAGCCGGCACTGATAGCTCTGGCCGAGAGCCTCGGCTACACGATCTATATCCGGGACTACACCACGGCCATGTCCGATTGGCTCTGCGCCGGTGACGAGTTTATTGTCGACGAGCCGATGATTGCCTTTACCGCAGGTTACGGCTCCGCAGGTGACACGCTGGCCTTTTACGATTACTGGCTCAACTGGATCTGGGAGGTGGTCATAGTGACAGTGCCGGGCGTCCTTCCGGTACCCAACCTGGAGCAGGTGCTGCAGGATCTGAAACCTGCCGATATCAGTCTCAACTTCACCTATCTGTAGAGGTAACCATGGCAAAAACCGCTTTCATCGACGGCAACCCCGTCACAAAGACACTAGGCACGAGGGTCATGGCCGCATTCCTGAACCTGATCTTTAACCACCGCCACGATGGTCTCAACCAGGATGGCTCGGCCCCGCTGGACTATGCCCTGGACACCGGCACCGCGAACAACATGGTGATCGCGCTCAACCCGCCGTTGGCGGCGCCCGTGGTGGGGCTTCCGATCTGGGTCAGGGTGGCGGCCACCAATACTGCCGACGTCTGGTTGACCGTGGACGGGCTCGCTGCTGCCCCGGTGATCCGCAACCAGATAGATGATCTTGCCCCGGGCGACATAAAGACTGGTGAGGTGATAGGCGTGATCTGGACCGGTGTCGCCTATCAGCTCACCAACTATCAGAGCCCTCCGGTAACGGACGCGGAGACCCTTAACGGGCAGACTGCAGTGCAGCTGGCGCCGCCAGGGGCCTTGATGCCGTTTGGCATGTCAACTGTACCGGGTGGCTGGCTTTTGTGCGACGGGCGGGCGGTGCTACGCGCGACCTACCCGGCACTTTACTCGGCGATCGGCACGACCTGGGGGGCAGGGGACAACGTCTCGACCTTCAATCTGCCCGATCTGCGCGGAGAATTTCTGAGGGGATGGGACAATGGCCGGGGCGTTGATGTCGGGCGAGAGATGGCTTCATTCCAGGCAGACCAGTTCGCGAGCCATAACCATACAGCCGGTGATTACACGAACCTCTTAAAAGACCCGTATGCCGGTAGCTTGACTGGCACCGATTACACTGGCTCGGGCGGTGAACAGCCAGTAGGTGGAGGTGACGCCGGGGCTATGGTAGCCGCCGGTGGCGCCGAAACCCGGCCGCGCAACATTGCAGTGCTGTACTGCATCAAGATCTAGGAAGGGGGCACAATGCAAAGACCAGATACGCCTGACGGCCTGTTCCATGAAGGGAACCCCCTGACAGGGGAAAAGGGGACGCCGGTCACCAAAGACTGGCTCAACGCCCTCCTGGGGATCGCCACCTTCTTCCGAGGCGCGACAGAGCCCCCGGTCCCCGGCCTCGGTGACGACGGCGACTTCTACATCTGCACGCCGACCCGCAACATCTACGGGCCGAAGACGAGCGGCGAGTGGGGGGCAGCCTGGGTGCAGGGGATCCCTGGCGCCCGAGGCTTCTCCGTGCTTCACGGCGCTCGTGATCCCCTGCCGGAAGATGGGGAAAATGAGGAGTGGTGGATCAATTCAGTGACCCTCACCATCTACGGCCCGAAGGCGGGCGGAGCCTGGGGGGCCGGTCAAGCGATGCGCGGTCCGCAGGGTATACAGGGGGCAGCGGGTGGGCCGCTTTCCGCGGTATGGGCGGATGTACTGACGATTGATGCTTCGATGGCGCTGAGCAGCTACGACGTGATACATCTGGGCGACACCAACGCCGGAGCACTGGTCTGGACTGCTCCGACAGCGGTAGGGGGAAAGGGGCGGCAGATCTACCTAGAGAACATCGGCACGGGCGGCAATCTGCTGATAGTGAACGGGCTGGGAGCGGAAACAGTTGAGGGCGCCGCCGGGCTCGATCTCGACGACGGCATGGGGCGGACAATCTACAGCGACGGCGCAAACTGGCGCATCATTAAAGGTTAAGGGGTGAGTATGAAAATGAACATGAAAAGACTGTTTTTGTTACCGCTGTTGTTACTGGCGTTGGTTCAACCCGTGTTTGCGGCTGCTCCACCGGTGACGGTTTTAAGCGACCTTATAACCAAGGGGCCTTGGCTCGATGCCAGGGCCTATAAAACGTTAACCGCTGCCGATGCTGCTGCCGTGGCGGCCGGCAAGCTGCTGGTCATTAGCAGCCAGTGGAATACGGTGCCGGCTACGCTCAATGCCTCAGTCCGTATCCTCCCGGGCGGCAAGCTCAACAGTAGCGGTACGGTGACTATCAATGGGGCGTTTGCCGGGGCGGACGGGTGCTTCGGAGCGAGCCAGACGGTAATAGGGGTAAAGTTGCCACGCCCTGAAATGTGGACGATAAACACAACCCCTGGGACCACAGACATGACCTCAGCACTGTCCTCAGCCTTCACCTGCGCTTTAATATCGAAAGGGGAGGTTGTCTTAGCTGGTGACTACCTTATCACATCAACAATTGCCGTGTCGCCAAACATGAGCGGGTCTCTCTACACCTACGGCACCCTTAAGATTACGGGGTCAGGACTCAATCACACTAGCATAATTTCCTCAGTGAGTAACGCACCGGCGCTCTGGATTAAATCGGGCCAGTACGATATCTCAGGAGTTACATTCAGAGCTGCCGACAGTGCCGTTAACCCGGTCGGGCTTAGGCTGGGGGATAACGCGGGCAATACGCCGGTTGCGCAAAGTTCTATTTATGATGTCAAGTTCTTGTATTTTTATAAAGCCGTGCAAATAGAATTTGCATGGGATTCTAGCTTTACCAGAGTCGGGTGCTTTAACGGCAAGTCCGGTGGTACGCATGTTGAGCTAACAGCCGTAACCTCGGATAACACAAACAATATAGCCTTTTACAACTGTCACCTTGAGAATATCTCGGGCGGAAAGCTGTTCCACTCCGTAGGTGGGATAAGTCCCAACCAGTACATTGCATTCAATGACTGTCACCTCGAAACAGTGAACCGATCAACGTCAGCGGTCCATTTAGAAGGGACCAGGTTCGTGACCTTTACCGGATGCAACATCATGCAAAACGGCTCAGATGCGGCAAGTGGCAGGGTGCCCCTTATATATATGTCCGGCGTTTATGGGGTCAATTTCTACGGTGGCAGCATAATCACGACCGCACTTAGCACCGCATCAAAGCTGATAAAGGTTGCTGGTACTGGCGCAATAGTTTCATTTAACAATGTGTATTTTACGGATACATCTAACGGAGAGACGATAGCGGGACTGATTGATACTACAACCTCGGTTGACTCTACGGGGGCGGGGGTTGAATTTAAAAGCGTTCAATTGAATGACAGCAACAGGGTTAAACTTTCAAGCAATTCCAGTGTTATTGGTGCAGCAACCGCGAGGTTCAAGCAGGTGGCTATTGCTGGCAATAAGCTGGCAACATACTTCGACAATGCCAGCAGCTATAGTGCTACGAGTTGGCCCAATCCCCCGTTAGAGATTACCGGAGTATATGGGTCTAAGTCGCGGGGTCTACCTATTAGCATCGCTACTGGTGCTTACGCAGACTTTGACGTAGAGAACACCACGCTTCCGAATGGCCCCGCCATGCTTGTAGTGATGGCTGACACACCGGGAGCTACCGCAGGGACGTTCTGGAAACGAGGTACGTCTGTTGTTGCTGTTAGTGCCTTGGCTGACATCGTAGCTTCGGCGGCGCCTGCTGCCGGTAAGTTTGGTGTAAGTGCGCCCTCCGCAACCGTCTTTCGAGTACATAACAACTACGGCTCCACGCGAGATGTCACCGTGTTCGTGATGGGTGCGCAATAAGGAACTCATGCTTAACGAATCAGCAACAGTAACCGGGTGGTGGCTAGGAAAGCGCCGCCCCGTACCAGAGCAACAAGAACCGTGAGATGGTCATGAAGGCAAAGAATTAGTAGCGGGGAGAAGAGACAAAAAGAGAAGCGACCGGGCCATGCGTCAACATGGCCCAGCCATCCAACCCACAAGCTAGCTGTGAGCCAGACCAAGGCTTCTCACTCTGATCAGAGCCCGAGGAGACTACCATAACCTGGTGCTAAAAGGAACAACAGAGGCTCACAAAATGTTTAAACCTGTAATCCCTTGGATAGGTGGAAAACGAAGACTGGCAAAAGAAATTATCCCGATGTTTCCAGCACATACCTGCTACTGTGAACCCTTCTGTGGAGGGGCAGCGTTATTCTTCATGAAGGATCGATCCAAGGTCGAGGTACTCAACGACTTCAGCAGCGAACTTGTGGCACTTTACAGGGTACTGCAGCACCACCTGGAAGAGTTTATCCGGCAATACAAATGGGCGCTGGTTTCCCGTCAGATGTTCGAATGGCTGAAGGATACTCCGCCTGAAACCCTGACCGACATTCAGCGAGCGGCGCGGTTTTTTTACCTGCAGAAGATGGCCTTTGGCGGCAAAGTAAACCGCAGGACCTTCGGCACGGCCACCACAAGTCCGCCACGTCTAAACCTGACCAGGATAGAAGAGGACCTAAGCCAAGCGCATCTCCGGTTGTCCCAGGTCTACATCGAGAACCTCGACTGGGAGAAGTGCATAAAGAAGTACGACCGGGCCAAGACCTTCTTCTTCCTGGACCCGCCGTACTGGAAAGTAGAAGGGTACGGAGTGCCCTTCGGTATAGAGCAATACCAGCGCATGGCCGAACTGATGCGGACCATGAAAGGCAAGGCGATCCTGACCATCAACGACCATCCGGACATGAAAGCGGTCTTCGCCGGTTTCAGCACCAAAGAGGTCGAGATCAACTACACGGTCGGTGGAGGCGGCAAGAGTAACAAGAGCCGTGAGATGGTCATAAAGACATGGTAGTAATGGCGTGGGGGTTTCCGCTCGGAGGTTAAAAGTCCAGCTGCATGTCAAGCCAGAGCGTCTAAGCGAGAAGTCCAAAAAGAGGTGCCAAAGAAAGACGTTTAATAATGATTGTCATTTGCAGCATATAGGTAAATTTAAGGCGGATTCAACGGGGCTTTAACCCCAGAGGATCCGCCTGTTTTTTAAACCAAGGTCACTGCCAAATAGAACGCGAATCACTGCCAAATAGGGCGCGCCGCAACATTTGGGA